CGAAAATAACCATATACTCACCGCCAAAAGCCTTGTAGCCCCTTTCCAGGTAAGCTTCCATCACCAGCCATCTGGCAACGTAGTAGGTTGTGATCAGCGAATAAGCCGACTCTATCACATTTCTGATTAACCATCTCTTCATAGCTCTCACTCCTTGTAAAAATAGTGATTTCCATGCTGAAAAAGATAAGTCAGGTTTTCGCTGTGCCAGGTTGAATCAGATCGGCTTTCAAAAAATGTCGCACCATCGCTCTCATCCCAGCCTTCCAGCACCATATCCAATGCTTTCCAGCAATCCTCGCTAGGCTCTACATCATCAAATCTGCCATTTGCCGTAACACTAAACTGATTTTTTTGAAAAATTACTTCCGAAATGCTGTTAGGAAAAGCTTCGGACCATACTCGATTAAGAGCTACCCTGATTACCAATGCCTTGCCAACGGTATCTTCGCCCTCAGCCTCAGCCATTGCCAGCTTTGTCAGCAAATAAGCATCGTCTGCCTCAATGTCAAGGCTGTAAGCACTCGAAGTTGCTTCCTGTACGGTTACATCTTCATCTGCCATGTCAGTTGATACGTCAACTGATTCAATAATTGCATGTCTTGGAGCTTTGGGTCTTTGGCTATAACCGGATGTGTTAGCACCTGCAGCAACTGTGCAGATGGTGATAATGCCGACAAAACAGCTGCTAGCCAACAGTCTTAAATGCATATTCGCTCTCCTTTCCGTCAAACTTAAAGGCTAACTGTCCTTTAGGCTCGACTATCAAATTTTTTCTGAAAAATTCCTGCCTTCTGAAGGCTTCTTCTTCGCAATCGCACCTTTCGCCCGGATCCAAATGGCATCCACAGTCCGGGCAAATGTTGAAGTATGCCATTTTAGCCCACCACCTTTTTCTTTCGTCCACGCTTACTTTTCGTTGGCGTCTGGCTTTCAATAACATCGTCAATGATGCTCATAGGAATTCCTGACAACTCGGAGAATAAATACTTGTTGGCTTTACCGGAGCCATAGGCAAGCTTTCCCTGCTTTACAGCGTAAGCGTTGACTTCTCGAAGGAACTTGTACGCCTTTGTTTCGCAACATCCAAGAAGGAATTCGACGTTTTCACGGGTAACATACGTGGTTAATGGTGCTCTTCTAACCTGTGTAGTGTTTTCAGTCATTTTTCATTCCTCCTTTTCGAACATCTGCGTGTACAATAAGGCTTAAATCCTTGTACATAAAGTCATCCATGGTTACGCCAAAGTACTCAGCCAATAAAGCCAGTCTTCTGACTGAAATATCTGTCTTTCCAGCCTCATAATTGTTGACAGTTTCCTCGGTGCATTTCAGTAAATCAGCCATATCCTTAGTGCTGATTTCAAATTCTTTGCGCAAATAGGCAAAATTTTGTGATAATAACATTTCGAACTCCTTTCTTGCTGCTCGGAGGCCGTCAGGGCTCGGAGCAAATAGTATATTCTTTTTTCTTTTCGGATTCGTATTGGATTCGTATTGGATTCAAGCCGCCATCTGCGGCAACTTGCCGCAACCTGCCGCAACTTGCCGCAACCTGCCGCAACTTGCGGCAAAGTGTTAAAAAGTGTAAAAAATAGCTTGTTTTTCAAAATACAAACATGCACGTCCCGGTCAGCTCATTCGTGACCTAACGGCTCTGTCGAATTTCATGTTTCGAAACAAACATGCACGTCCCGGTCAGCTCATTCGTGACCTAACGGCTCTGTCGCTTTCTAGCTATTTAATTTACCTATAAGTTCTTTTTAAGCCATAACTTAAGGCTCTGAGCAACCTGTCCAACATCATCCAAGTTTTTAATGATTGTCTGCATACCCTCCTTATCTGATTCTTCAACAACTCCATTTTCTGTAATGTCCAACAGCAGGTCCTGAGTCTTTCCAATCTTACGGAAAGTAGACAGGGCTCGAATAGAGATTCTGTCCAGATCCTCAACTTCTGTCTGTGGCATTTCTCTTCCCAGTGGGCACATTGTGGTGCAGAAGTAATTCTCCAGCTCTGGAGCACGATATAAATCAGCCATGAGTTTTACTTCTTCTGGGTACGGAATGGCGAGTCCACATTCGATTCTATAAAGCCTGCCTCTTTCAATTGAAAGAATCTCTGCAGCTCCTTCTCTTGAGCTGAGCTGGTCGTTGTGTTTTGAAGCTTCGCAACGTGCCCTATAGAATACGTTCGTGAGCGTCTTATCTAGTACATTTGCCATTTTGATTAACACCCCTCTTTGTTATAATGAAACTATAATGATTCACCTACACACCTCGTGTAGGTGTGTGACAAAAAAATTTCTTCGGCATCAGATTCAGGGAATGCTCTTTTGAATTTGGTTAAAAAATTGTAACTTGGCTTACGATCTCCATATTCAATTTTTTCGTAATATGAAGCCGATATTCCAATTATTTTAGCCATATCCGGAATTGTCAGCTTTTGTTCTGTTCTAAACCGAACTAATTTAGAATTTTTCATGATGTCTCCTTTCTACACTTTTTGTGTGGCTTGTATCCATAATACTACACGTTTAGTGTGGTGTCAATACTATTTTTCAAAAAATTACACTTTTTGTGTGGACTGTGTGATTATTACACACTATTCACACATTTTGTGATATACTATTTTAAAATACGATAGGAGGTAATTGTATGAATCTTGGAGATGTTATTAGGTCGCTAAGAACTTCGAACGGAATTACCCAAAAAGAACTTGCGGACAAATTATCGGTATCGCCAAGTACGATTGGAATGTATGAGCAGGGACGTCGAGCTCCAGATTTGGAGACAATCACACAAATTGCGAAGATATTTCGCATTTCTGTTGATTTTTTACTCGGTGTAGAAAATGATAATAGTGATCCTGAAATATCTGATTACTATAAGTACGATCAAGATATCATTAATGCATTTGAAAGAAAAACTTTTCAATCATTCTTCGACGAGGAAAAGCTATCTCAGAGATCTTTCATATCGCGATTGAAAAAGTCAATTGCTGAAGCAGAGCTGACGGAGCAAGATTTTATCGAATTCGGACCGATTGGCACCGAAAAAGCCGAAGCAATATTGAAAGGCGAAAAAGAGCCTTCGATTAATGACTTGTTGGAGATATCTGACTTTCTAAAAGTCACATTGGACTACCTGCTCTGCAGGACAACTAATAATAAATATCGGGAACAAAAACTTGTTGGGACTTATATCCAGCTGGATGAGGACAACAGGGACATCCTGATGGGACATGCGAAGGAGCTTCTTAAGAAGCAAAAATATGCGGAGGCAATCGCAGCCGATGAGACACCGCAGAAAATGGCAAAATAATTCGCCTGAGTGGTACCAGGCGAAAATCGGGGACCATTATTAAAAAAATAGGATTGTTTTAGAAATAAACAATTCGAGTAGGAATAGAATCGAAAGATTTAGGATTTGTGTTTACGGGATAGAAAAAAAATACCTGCTTTAATCGCAGGGCATAAGATGCTTCCGGCTGGGCTTACACTCAGCCGGATATTCAGAAATTTATAATCAATGCATAACAATCATCAGGACTAGCAATTGATATTAGTCAAAGTCCTGCAGCTCCTGGAGAAGCTGAATAGCAAGGTCGTTCTGATCAGAGGCTTCTTCCAGCTCTGCAAGCTTCTTTTCGATGCTGTTGACCTTACGGCTCAGCCTGATGATTTGTCTACGCAGGGTATAAATTTCTGACTTTTTTGAATCTCTTCTATTATAAATTATAGAAGTTAAATATCTTTTAATCATATCATTCTCCTTTTTTATTTATTTTATCAAATTTAAAAGCTGAATTCAACAGAGGAGGCATAAAATGCCACAATACAAATATACAATGGCGGATGGTAAAACTATCAGATGGTATACCAGTTTTTATTACACCGACTGGACCGGCGTTAGACGCAGAGTTGTCAAAAGGGGCTTTAAAACTCAGCGCGAAGCCAAAGAGTACGAAAAGCAATATGTGGATATGAACCACGTTAGTTGCGATATATTATTTTCTTCATTAGTTGAGAATTATTACGAGGACATGGCACACAGATTGAAGCCTACCACCATGCGTTCTAAGCATGACATAATTGATACAAAAATCCTGCCATTTTTTAAAAACTTGAAGGTTAATCAAATTGACGTGGTAAATATTCGAAAATGGCAGAATATGCTGACGTCATTTCGTGACGAGAATGGGCAGGGCTATTCTGCTACATATCTGAAGACTATAAATAATCAGTTAACAGCAATATTCAATTATGCAGTGAAAAATTATAGACTACAATTTAATCCATGCACTGCAGCCGGAAGTATCGGAAAGTCAAAAGCAACCGAACAGCCGTTTTGGACTTTGGAGCAGTACAAGAAATTTGCAGCTCAGATTCAAAAGATATCCTATAAGGTGGCTTTTGATATTCTTTTCTGGACCGGAATGCGCCAGGGCGAGATGTTAGCTCTAACGCCTGAGGATATCCTGCCAACCATGCGTATTGATATTAATAAG